TGTAGCCAACGCTTCAAAGTTAACGTGTGACTGACGCTCTTCGATGTCGTCGATCTTGAACGCGAAAGCATTCGCTTGGTCAACAACCATTGTGATCTGGTCGTCAGCGAGGTCTTGTGGATTTACCACAGCACCACGTGAGTATGAAGATACAGTGATTGTAGGTTCTTTGATGATGCGTACTGTGTCACCGAAGTTTTCGATTTCACCTGCATAATCAGTGTTTGTGATATCCTCTACGACAGAGGCACGACGGAAAAACTTCAGGACTTTCTGGGAAAAAATTTCCGGTGTAAAGTTACCTGAAGGCAGGTTGTTATAACCTGATGCGCTACCAAAAGCCATGTTATTACCCTTCCTTATTATATGAGATAGTTAGGTTGTTAAAGTTTATGCTCTATAATCAATCCGGCCTTCAGCACGTGCGGCATCGATTTCTTTTTCAATTTTCTCGAATTCCCACGGTTTTAACCGGCCGATTTCTGAAGCCTTCCAAACTTTTTTAGTTGGATCAGCTTCTTTTACGACATCTTTTGCTGTGGTTTTACGCACTGTTAATGCCGCGTCGACATCGCGAGCTTTCTTAGGCGTTTTACTAATGCCCATGTCCGCTTTGTATAAGTCAAGGACTCGGCTTGCCCATCGAACATCTGAGTTGTTTTTATAGATACCATCTGAAATGGTACTAGGTTGATCATCCAACCACGCTAAAAACTTTTCATCCGTTTTTAAAGCAGGAAAATCAGGGTGCTGATTTAGAAGTTGCTGATACGCCGCTTGAGTTTGTGCTTTTTGCTCACGGCCTTTAAGTACTTCTACTTCAGATTTCAGTTCCTTTAACCGATTTTCGGCTTGGATCGTGGAGATAGTTTCAACTACCTTATACACGTCGGGGTACTTTTCTTTAAACTCAACAAGTTCTTCTGGTGTCGTTGGTAGGTCAGCCTGTGGCACACCTTCCTCTGCTCCAACTTGTTGTGCGTTTTGAATTTGTTCCCTTTCTTGCTTCCACTCTTCAAGTTTTGAATCGTAGTGCCGCTTTAGATCGTCATACCGCTTTTTATAGTCGGTATTTGAACCTTCTGCTGGCTCTGCGAATGCTGTAGTATTTTCTTTTGCTTCTGGGGTAGCCTCTTCTTCGGAGGGGCCCTCTGCTTCTACTACTTCTTCGTCATCGTCCTTGTAGACTTCTTCACGGTACTTTCCACGATACAAATTATCGTCGTTTACTGTACCGAAGCTATCATTAGCTTTATTGGCGCGATGCCCTTTAGGTTTTGCCATTTTAGTCTCCTATCTCACGGGGCCTCATGGCTGAGGGTAGCCGTAGTGTGTTACACGGGGCCCACGGAATTGTGGGGTAGCCGTTTATAATTTAGTAGGATTTGGAGATAAATCCTTCAACTGGAGTTTCTGAAACAACGCGGGAGTTTAATAAGTCGCGTAGCGTTTCTGTCTCGTCCAGTTCTCTTGCTTTCGCAAAATCTTCTTCTGTGTACACCGGGTTCTGTTTTGGAACGTTATCCCCGGAGTGGTCTTTTAAAAACTTTTCGTAGTTGTCGAGTACACTTTGTACCTGCTCAGACTGGTCCGCTTCAATCCGATCCATAATGTAAGTACGGAAAGACGGGAAGTTCTGGTACATGTTTGCCGCATTCTGCGGAGTCATGTCGTCTATAACTAGGGGCTGTATTCCATCGGATTCCATTAACGTTGTGTCTCTTTGACTCTGAGTCTGTCCCATCTCGACGTTTGTCCGAGACATAACCTCAGGAGCTTTGTACTCTTCAATGTCTCGTAACAGTTTCTCGTACATTCGATGCACGTTAAACATGCCATTAACGCCATCACGAATTTCTCGAGCTTCAGCAAGTGCAGGGCCCATTTCTCCTGCTACACGACTTTCATAAAAAAATGAAGGGTCTTCGTCGATTTGACGGAGCATCTCTTCGCGAGAGGAAATTCCTCCAGTTGCCATGCGGTTTCTTCTGTAAGCTTCAACGGTAGGACTGTACTCACCGCTACGATAGGCCGTTCCAAGTTTCTTTATGGTTTCGGCGTTTTTTGTAAATGAATCTGCTATATCCTGTACTAGACTTTGTTTTTCGTCTTTAGAATACAGGTCTTGGCTATCAACTACTTCTAACGCGTACTCAGCGGCATTTCTTGCTAGTTTTTCAACGCCTTCGTCTGTAGTAAAGTCAGGAACAAATTCTCGCCCAAATCCCTGTCTTTTAAATTGGTAGTCTAAGTACTCAATCGAACCAATGACTTTTTCCATATCGCCTTGGTGAAGTGCTCGATACAAATCGAGTGAAGTAACAGCAACTTCTTCTTGAGGTTTACCCGGTTCTCCAACAGGACGAGTTAAGGATTTAAACAAATCTGTAGCACGGTTTTTTAACTGTTGTACCGTGCTCTGTTCTAAATCTCTAGGCTGTGCTACGTGCCCAGATTCATGGTAGAGAAGAGGGGCGTCTTTTTCTTCACCGGGAAGTGTTATGATAGCATCTTTGTCCCCAACTCTACCCGTCTTTAATCCCCTTGCTGGATCAGGATCTTTTCCGCGTTCCCCGAGCATAATAAACATGTTATCTTCTGAACCGTACTGAACGCTCATATTGTAGGCCGCGTTTTCCAAAAGAAACCGATCTAACTTTTGTATAGGAGCAGGGCTCTTAGCTACATAATCATCAGTATAAAACTGAGATATGTTCATCCAATCCGCTAAGTCGTCTGTGTTTTTTCTGTTGATTTCAGCAAAACCTTCTGGGTCAGCCTCTTGTGCCTTTTTTAAAACCCGAGCCCGATTTTCTGGGCCTTCTACTGTCGCATAAGGCATCTCTTCAAATATAATACTCCCCGCTGTACCGCCCGGAGCCATCGCCATCCCTTCCGCAGGATTGACAGGCTGTTGGTCTAGGGCTTCGGCTTCGGGGCTCTGTCCGTTCTCTTCAATACGTTTCTCTGTTTCCCGTATACCGCGCCTGTTAATTTTTTCTAAGCGGTCGTAGCCAATGACTTGGGCAACTTGAGGAGGAATAAGAACCTCGCCTTTTGAGACGAGTAGAGAAATTTGAGAGTCAAGTCCTATTTTATCGATATTTTGAGCTTTGTCAACGCCTTGAGACTTGAGCTCTTGCATCGCTTCCAAGATCATGCGCTTTACGTCAGAACTGCCCATATACTCGACAGCGGCCGCGTTAAGAACGTAAGCACCTTCTTGAACCTCTACAGGGACATCGTCTGCAACCGTTTCAGCCTCACTCATTTGTTCTGGAGGGCCTCCGACAAATCCGACAGGTCCTGTTACAGGTTCTTGTTGTCCGTTTTGCTGTTCTCCCATTGGTCCACCTATTGCCGCCGCATATGTGTCATACATCGCCGTTGCAGAAGATGGTCCTTGAAAATATGAAAAAGGATTGGTGTTGTCTTGCGTTGTGTAAGAGTATTGAGGGCGGGACTGCATCAATGTACGTGCAGTTACCGGAGTTCTTGTTTGAGCGAGCATTTTGCGGGGATCAAAATCAACCGAATCATTTTCGGGCGGTTTCTTCTGGTTGTTTATGTCCATTTGCCGTTGTTGTTCTGGTGTAACTGCGTAGCTCTGGCTAATGTCCATATTTAACAGCGAGCCTTTTGAAACACCAAACTCTAAATCACCTAGCCCCGTTGTTGTCAATTCCCTTGTCCCAAACCTGTCAACGGTCAGGTTAGTCGGAGCCAGTGTGGCTAGTACATTTCCGACAAAATCTGTGCCTGAGTAGTCTTCTACAACCTCACCGACGTACCCCCGGGCAGGGTCAATACCATATTTGTTAATTGAAGAAGTTCCAAATTTAGACGAGACGTAATCACCCAGTTGGTTAGCGTAAGAAGGTTCAACGTAATCTGAGCGTATCCGATCTGCTAAGGGGGTATTACCAATTGCTTGAGCGTAAAAAGCGGCGTCATCTGCTCCGTAGCGACCTATACCAAACCCTCTTATCTCCCCAGTGCCTCCCATGACTGCTGTTTTACCGCCAGATAACGCGGCATCCAACTGCGTAAACATATTTGCGGCAACATCGAGGTCATCCATTAATTTGTCTTGATATCCGGCGTAGTTAAAGTCTGGATCAAAGTCTCCGGCAGAACCTCCACCTTGACCCCCAAAAACAGAGGTGCTTCCAACATCGCCCTCGTCAAAGTCTCCGTAACTGCTTTTCGCACCTATGTCTTCGTTTGCCGCTGTTGCTGATGTTACGCCTGTGTTCTCGTCGTCTTCGTTCATTTATTATGCTCTTGTTCTACGACCTTTTGATGGCTAGATTTCAGGTTCTGGAGCGTTTCCAGTAAAACCATTTTCCCCTGCAACTGGAACATTTCCCGTTCCGATTGTGCCGTCACCAGTCCCCGAAGCGTCAACTGGTGGAGTTCCGCCAGATACTGCGTCAGGGCTTCCCATGCCTGCTGGTGGTTGACCAGCGGCCCCACCTTGAGGGCCTGTTCCTTGTTGAGCATTTTGGAGTCCTTGTAAGACTTTTGCGTAAAGTTGTGCTTCGTCAAGATCATTTACAAGCTCTTCAGGATCAATGTCCTGAGAGATAGCCAATTCTTTCATTAAATTCGGGAGCTTAATAAACGGTGCTAGCATGGGATTAGAAACCGTCTGGAGAAGCGTTGTAAGCCTCTGTGAGCGGACTTCTTTTTGCATGACTGCCGCCGTACCCCTAGGCTTAATAGAAAGGTCTCCTTCGATGTCTGGTGCGTCGTCGTTGTACTGCATATTCCATTGGAAATACGCTAAACCGACGGGCTTTAAAAGAAAGTCATCAATGTTCTTAACAACAGTCTTAATTGACATGCTACCTTGTGAGAGTAACATTGAGAGACCGGATGAAGTACGCCCAGTTCCTGTCACCCCTGTTTGTCCGTGCATAACAGATGGAATGCCGGTTTCTTCATCAGCAAGCTGACGTGAAATTTGATACATTTGAATGTTTTCAGGTGCAGTGTTCGGGAACTTGAGTCCGTTAATTGCTGTACCTGTAACTCCGGACTGACGTCGGAAGACCTTGCCGGGGAAGATGTCAAAGTTTTGTCCGGGAACGAGAGATGCCTCATCCACGTCAAATACTAGATTCCCTGCAAGAGCCAAGTTGTCGATTGCCATGCGTACATGGCCGTTCATCAACATCTGTGCATCTTCCATATTCTCTGCTACGCCAACACCCCAAATCTGGTAGGGGTTGACTTCAAACGGGAATGCGTAGAACGGTATTCGTGCAGGTGTGAATGGGTTGAGCACACAACGAATAACTTCATTTCCGCATATCCATGCGTTGATTTGAAGTTGATCCAATTCAGTTACGTCTTCGGGAAGATCAAGTCCTACAGATTCTGCAAATTTAGCGTCGAGAACTCCCCAGTATTCGAGTACTTCAAATCGGTTTTCTTGGTAGTAAGGCTCTGTGTCATCTTCGCGGATAGTATCTTCGTAGTATTTATCCTCGTAATTCGGGCCTTTAACAAGGACATTCTCGATAGCGTCTGCATTAAAATACGGCCGATTTATGAGGTTTCGAAGTTGCTGGCGGTTCATTCGGTGACGTTGAATAACGTACTCGCAATCGTCGATGCTTGTTGCGGACGGATCGGGATGAAAATCCCAAACAGATACGTGCTCAATACGCGGAATAATTTTTTCCTCGGGAGAGTACATCCGCGTCCCGTCTTCTCCACGAACCCACCTATGTGTGCGGTCGTAGTAATTTAGAGGCCCTTTCACAATACCTGTTCCAAGAAGTGATGCCTCAAAAATAGCGTATCGCAATACGTTAACTGCGTCGGTATCGAGTAACTGGTCGTGAATTACTTTTTCGAGGGCACGAGCCGCTTCTTTTGCGGGTTCAAGTTGGGGTTCCCCCACTTTTGACGGGCCTTCAGCAAGTTGATCTGCAAAGTCTTGGTATTTTCCAAACTTTACGGATGTCGCCCCCGGCTCGAGTTCCATGCCATCGCCGGCGTACCCAAACGGGCTTTGAATTTCGTCCGCTGGGCCTTTGATGTGAGCGTACTCCGCAATACCTTCTGGTACAGGGCTGGCTTCAACAACAATTGGAAACTTCTTGTTGGCGAAAAGAATATCAATAATCTGACCATAAGCCGCAAGGACTTTGGTCTTTGTGATTTTAATAAATACTTTTGAACGCTCAGAATCACGATACTGCGTACTGCTATCGTAAATACCCCGATAATTTTTGTACGCCTGTAACCAGCGTTGCTCAAAAGTTCGACGCCCATTTTCAGAATCTTCAAATTTCTGTTTAATGTAGCCTGCCAAACCCGGCATTGTATCACCAGCGTTAACTAACTCTACGTCAGAATCGTCTGGGGATTGGAGGAAGCCCTCATCAGCCATGTTTATGTACCTAGATTATTAGAGTGCAGATTGCTTATCAGAGTTTAGAATGGATTTATCCAATGACTCTTTGCCTTTCTTAGGCATAGCTTCAATTAACACGTCAGTCTTTGCCTGTGTGTCAAATTCTAGACCCTCACGGTAGAGATTGTTTTCTCCACAGTTGTAGTCAATGCCTTTTTTGTCAGCGTTCATAATGTCAGCTTCTGAGTATTTCATTTGTTATTCTCCGTTGTATTTAGATTTACTTAAATCCCTTTGTATGTCAGAAAATTCGTCGTACTCTGGGCTTATTGAAGGTTGTGTAGGTGTTGATATACTCGGTTCACGTTGCAGTGATTTTTGAATTCCCCCAACTAAATCCGAGCCAATGTCGTATAGAGTTGATGGCTCTCCGGGTTGAGAAGGTTGTAAATTTTCTTGAATTGCTTTTTTGAGCATGTATCCTCCGTAAAGCGTACGACCGGCGCGATAAATACGACCTGCTTTACGGGCGAAGTTGCGGAACGATTTAGGAGTTGGAGCTTCTCCGAGCTCACCCGGTTGAACTTCACCAACTCGTGGGATGTCTTGTCCAGAACCCATAAGATCTAGTGCTGTACCAAAAATGTCAGCGGCCTGCGAGATACTCGGCGTTTGCATTTCTTGTTCTTCTTCAGCGGGTTTTCCAACCTGCCGTGTGCGACGGGTAGCGTCTCCGAGTGCTTTGAGAGCCGTTTGAAGACTCGGGGATAGCTCGCTATAATCTGGAGCAGGTTGCTCGACAATTTCGACTTGCGGCTCTTTTACGACAGGAGTCCGCTCTACTGCTGGAGGAGTTTCAAAATAAGAACCCATCCCTTGTGTTTGACGTGTAATCCGTTCTGTAATTAACGTACTGTCCGGATCACCATAATCAAATGTGTAGTCAGGATACGCTTCTTTAACGGCCTCGATTGCGTTGTCGTAAAACACAGCGTGATCTTCCGTATAGCGATTTGCCATAGAACGCTCGTACTCTGACACTTCGAACGGAAAATCTTCGTCGTATTCTAGCAACGATCCTGTGGCCGCATCCATTTTTACGGACTTTACACTTCGTCCTTGTATTTTTGCGAGAACGTTTAGTGGAATACCGAGAACGTTCTTACCAACCCGCGTGTGGTAGTTACGAAAAAGTGACATCCCCTTTTTTGTTTTCGCGTCTGGGGTTAACATAAAGTTATCGTAATAAGTTCTCGTCTTTCTGTCGTAAATTAGACGTGGAACTTTAATTTGACCGAGTACTTCGTTAACTTGTGCTGAAGTTACAGGGCTTCCGTCTGGATTCAAGAATACGCGGTTAGCTTGTCCTTCTTTAATTAAGCCGTTCCGAATGTTATAATCAATCTGCTCTTGAACCTTGACATCTGCGGTGTTGTTTAAAGGAATAGATATGTCACTTCCTTTTGCACCAGACCCGCCTTCTCCTTCTGCCGCAATAAAGATACTTCCATTGTCCCCATACTGATCAGCAAAAAGTCCGGATTCGTCTTCTCCGCCTCCTTTTACAAAGACGTATACCGCCGGACGAAGTCCGGTATTCAAACCGAAATGAATTGCGCGTATTACCCCTTGTTTTTCAGGATTCTTGGCTTCGTACTCTGATAATTTGTCAAAAAACGCCTGCCTTTTAGCAGGGTCTGTCGCAACAGACAGTTTTGCGGCCGCTTTAGGAGCTTCTTTATATCCTAAAATTCGCTCTGTTTCTGCGGGATCATCTGGTTTTTGTGCGAGATAAGCTGGGGGATTCCGGGAAAATCCTTTTGTTAAGAGATGACTTAAATAACGTACTGTTTGTGCAGTCGCCTTCGGAATTTGTTTTCCGCTTCTAGTGAACTCTTCCGCTGTATCTCGTACAACAGAAGTTACTTCATCGTCCTCTTTAAATAACTCTAGTGCAGGACGATCAGCGTACTTTTTAAGCATCGCAGGCATTGCACGGGGATTTTTAGGTCCGCCCCCCTCTTCGCCAGACGCACCGACCCTGTTGTATAAATTCAACAATTCTTGTAACGTTATTTCTTCGACGTTTTCGATTAACATTTAGTATCCGAAGGTTGCATCCTGTGGTTTAAACGTGCTATTCTTGATGTCGTTCAGAGATTTGTGGATAGATACGTAACCGGATGTGCGTGTCATCAACATATAACGCAAGGCGTCATAGGCGTGATCCTCGGCTTTTGTATCTACGTCTTCTGAGTTTGTTTTTGAGAGTGGTATACCCGCGAGTTGTTTTGTGATGTTTGTGCAAGTATTAAAAAATTTTACGGTGGGCTCACCTGTAAACTGGTTATCCCCAAGCCGGCTGTGGATTTCCATCTTTCCGGCAATGCGGTTGCTGTCTGAGGGTGTCCATCGACAACCACTGCGTATCATCGTTTCAGCGATGGAAGGCCCGTATCCTGTACGGTTCCAGCA